CGAAAGAATTCGTTAGCGTTCAACCAATGAACTTACCTTCTGGTCTTGTATTCTTCTTAGATTTCCAATATGGTACTACTAAGAACCCATTTACTTCAACCAACTCATTGTATGGTAACCGTAACGCTTCTAGCGCTACTCCATTCGCTACTCCAGCTGCTGAAGGTGGTTTATATGGTGCTGGTCGTTTCACTTACTCTACTAACCAGTTCTCAGCTTCTGCTGCTGTTGTAACTACTGCTTCAGGTTTCGTATCTGCATCAACTACTGCTGCAAAAGATACTCAATGGGCTGCTTTAGGATACAACTCTGATTTATCATCTTCTGTAGTTGCTGGTCGTATCTACACATTAACACTTACTGGATTCGGTGCTACTTCTGCATCATTTGATCTAGATGGTATCCGTGGATTCGTAGCTTCTGGTTCTACTGGAGTTCAAATGATCCCAGGCCAATTGTTACCTGCTTACACTTCTTATTCTGTAGCTGCTTCAACTGGAACAACTATTACTATGTATTACTCTGCAAGTGCTGCTGAAGCTACTGCTGGTAACATTACTCCAATATTGTTCTTCAACAAAGCAACTGCTGACAATGCTCGTGGTGACTTTGAAGATGGTAGCTCAAACGCAGTTCCTAACTCATTAGCTGCATCTGGTGGAAGTATCGGAAGCTCAATTCCTGAGATTAACATCTCTATGCAATCTCAAGCAATCACAGCTAAAACTAAAAAGTTAAAAGCTGCTTGGACGCCTGAATTCGCACAAGATTTGAACGCTTACCAAAACTTAGATGCTGAAGCTGAATTAACTAACATCATGAGCGAGTACATCTCTTTAGAGATCGACCTTGAAATTCTTGATATGTTGATTGAAGATGCTCCAGCTGCTAACACTGAGTACTGGTCAGCTGTTAACAACGTAACTGCTACAGCTACAACTGCTCCAACTCAATCTTTAGGATTCTACAACACTCAAGGTGCTTGGTTCCAAACTCTTGGTACTAAGATTAACAAGATTAGCAACCGTATCCACCAGTTAACTCTTCGTGGTGGTGCTAACTTCATGGTAGTATCTCCAACTGTATCTACTATCTTAGAATCTATCCCAGGATTTGCTGCTAACGCTAACGGTGCAGAAGATATGGAATATGCATTCGGTGTACAAAAAGCTGGTGCTTTCAACAGCCGTTACACTGTTTATAAGAACCCTTACATGACTGAAAACACTATCTTAGTTGGTTTCCGTGGTAAGCAATTCTTAGAGGCAGGTGCTGTATTCGCTCCATACATTCCGTTGATCATGACTCCTCTTATCTACGATCCAACTACCTTCACTCCACGTAAAGGATTGTTGACTCGCTACGCTAAGAAGATGTTGCGTCCTGAATTCTATGGTAAGATCTATATATCTGGTTTGAACACCCTATAAGATAACCCTAGATAATATCTAACAATTAAGCCCAGAGCAATCTGGGCTTTTTTGTTGATATTTATACTCAAATAATAAGTCATGACAGATTTCAACCGAAGTGAGGAGGCAAAACAAATTTTTAAAGAAAAAAGAAAGCCTAAAAACCCAATTACATTTAAAATAACTTTAAACGAGGAACAGAAAGAAGCAAAACAAGTTATCTTAGATAACCCAGTCACATTACTTAAGGGTATGGCTGGATCAGGTAAAACATTAGTTGCCTGTCAAGTGGCTTTAGATTTAATGTTTAGAAAAGACATTGAACGAATTATCATTACACGCCCTACAGTAGCAAAAGAAGAAATAGGTTTCCTACCTGGTGACTTAAAAGAAAAAATGGATCCATGGTTAGCTCCTATTTATGCTAACTTACATATGTTGTATGATAAGACTAAAATAGAAAAAATGGTAGCTGATGGTCAAATTGAAATTGTACCATTTGCATTTATGAGAGGTAGAACATTCCCAGATGCTGTAGTAATAGTAGACGAATGTCAAAATATCACTCACGGTCAAACAGAAATGATATTGGGGCGTCTTGGTAAAGGCGGTAAAATGATATTCTGTGGAGATATCACTCAAACAGACTTAAAACAAAAGAAAGATAGTGGTATTGGGTTTTTTACCCGGTTAGAAAGTGAAATTAAGGGAGTTAAAGTAATAACTCTTAAAACTAACCATAGACATGATATTGTAGAACCTATACTTAAACTCTACTCAGACTATAGAGACTAATATTTATTGCTAAACATATAACATGGCAGCAGGAAAATATTCATTTGTAATAGAACAAGGTTCAACAACTAATTTTGAAATCCAGTATAAAGATTCTAATAACACCCCAGTTGATTTAACTGGGTACAGTGGTAAAATGATGATTAGATCTGGGTATGCGGATGCCAACCCTACTACATATGCTGTATTATCAAGTTCATTAGCAGCTGATGGCACAGGTTTAAATTTTAGTGGAAGCAATGGGAGTACACCACCTATCTCCGGTTCTATAGGCATATATATATCTGCTGCATCGTCTTCGAATTTTACGTTTAATACCGCACGATATGACCTAGAAATAACATCAGGTAGTGTAGTAACTAGAATACTAGAAGGACAAGTTAATTTAAGCCAAGAAGTAACACGATAATGCCAGTAAGCGTAAATACATCCACTAACACAGTTACTATAGTAAACCCATCTACTACAGTACTAGCAGTTAACTCATTAGGCCCCCAAGGTCAAATAGGCCCTATAGGCCCATCAGGTTCTCAAGGTCCATCAGGTTCTCAGGGCCCATCAGGTCCCCAGGGTCCTCAAGGTGTAACTGGAGCAGTTACAGGATCAGGAACTGTAATATCATTTGTTAACACCACTGTATATAATGATTGGGATGCCCCAGCAACAGGAAGCTTAACTAATGATTTAACAGGTGCTCAAATAGGAGTAGTACAAAAAATATACCATAATCATACTATAGCCCCTTCAGTACCAGCAACATGGGTAGTAGTAAGTAATGGTATTTATGTCCCAAATGTTTTAAATATAATATATGCTGAGTGGGTTAAAGGAACAAGAGTAGAATACTGGATAACACAGTAATCATGGCTAGAGCAAATAGAAGTGTAGTTAACTCAAAACCTAAACCTTTCATATCTACATGGAAGACAGACAATACTTCTGTAGGTTCAAGCGCTGCTAATCAAATTAGAATCCCTGTTAACCCAAGCGGATCCTATAATTTTATGGTATATTGGGGTGATAACACAAGTAGCTCAATATCATCTGCTTTCCAATCTGATTTAACTCATTCTTATGCTTCAGCAGGAACATATAATGTAACAATGAGTGGTTATATTGATAATATTCGATTTAATAATACTGGGGATAGATTAAAACTTCTTAGTATATCTCAATGGGGAAGTTTAAAACTAGCAGGAGCAGGTTCTCAATTTTTTGGATGCGGTAATTTAACCTTAAATAACATATCTGATACACCTAATCTGTATTCTAAAAATCTTACTACCCCAGGTGCTAGTGCTTCTATAGCTGTGATGTTTAGGTCATGCTCATTATTAGTAACTATTAGTCGTTTAGACCAATGGGATACAAGTAAAGTAGGATTTATGGGTCAAGTATTCTACAATAATGATAAATTTAATCAAAATATAGGTAATTGGAATACTAGCCAAGTAACAGATACACAATTCATGTTTGCTATGCCTAGTGCTATTACTGGGTCATTTACTAATGGTGGGTCTGATTCTATTAAAAATTGGAATGTAAGTAATGTTAATAATATGAATTCTATGTTTTATAACCAATCTCCATTTAATATAGATATTGGTAATTGGAATGTAGGGAAAGTAACTAATTTTTCATATATGTTTGCTGGTTCAAGCAATATAAGAACACACTCGTTTAATAATGGAGGTAGTGATTCTATTAAAAATTGGAATGTAGCTAGTGCTTCTAATATGTTTGCTATGTTTTATGGTGCTCCCCAATTTAATCAACCTATTGGAAGTTGGAATGTAAGTAATACCACAACAATGGGAGCAATGTTAGCCATATACTATGGCTCAACTACAGGCTCATTTAATCAACCATTAAATAGTTGGAACACTAGCAAAGTAACAGACATGCAATATTTATTTGCAGGTCAAACTAACTTCAACCAAAATATAGGTAGTTGGGACACTAGTAATGTACTTACTATGCTTCATATGTTTAATCAACCAAGCTCGATGCCTCGAGATGGTGTATTTAATAATGGTGGAAATCCTTCTATTAAAAACTGGAATGTAAGCAAAGTAAAGAATATGGATTACATGTTCTTAGGTCAACCATACTTTAATCAAGAAATAGGATTGTGGAATGTATCTGCTCTAACCTCTTCCATAGGCATGTTCCAAAATAATGGTTTACCAAGAAGCGCTAGCCAGTTTAATAATAGTGGAAGTGATTCTATTCAAAATTGGAATACTATTAATCTTACCAATATAACCCAAATGTTTAGCAATAATGTTTCATTCAATCAACCTATTGGAGGATGGAGAATAACATCTATGTCAACCGCAGCTTCATTTATGGTTAGTAAAACATTTAATGATTATTCTACTTCAAATTATGATAATCTCCTAATAGGATGGGCTTCACAATCTGCAAGACCTAATGTATCAATTAATTTTGGAACAATTAAATATACTGCAGCAGCATCAGCATCAAGAGCAATATTAACATCAGCACCTAATAACTGGACAATAGTAGATGGAGGGCAAATATAATGAAATGGTATTTAGCAACAAATGAAATAGATGTATTCCATTATGGTTCAATGGAAGAGGAGTGGCAGGTAACAACAGGACAACCTAATTTATTTTTTTATAATACTAAAGAAGAACTTATTATTGCTTTAGAATTATATGGACAACAATACCAAGAACCTACTACAATAGAAGATACATCTACAAACACTATCCCTTTACCCCCTCCAGAACCATCTCTTCCTGAATAATACAGTTCATTTGGTTTTGTATATTTATAACAAAATCTAACACATGAATATTCCTATATATCCTGGTTCTAGCTCATTTTTTCCTGGTCAAACACCATTTGGATTCTATGACTATGATTACCAATTTCAAATTGACGCTGACAAAGTGACTACATTTTGTGCTCGTCGATTAGGATATCCTATTATGGAAGTTGAATTGCAAGATTTAAACTTCTATGCTGCGTTTGAAGAAGCAGTCACTACATATGGTAATGAACTCTACGCTTATCAAGTAAGAGATAATATGCTGTCGCTGGAGGGTGCGCCTACCAGTTCAAATTTAAATAACGCGCTTATTACGCCGAATATGGGCGGTATAATACGCCTCTCACAACAGTATGCTTCTGAAGCAGGTGCCGGTGGAAATATAACCTACTATAGTGGATCATTAGCATTAACTGCTAGTATCCAAGAATATGACTTAGCAGCTTGGGCTACTAATAACAATATTACTGGTGGAATAGAAATCAAATCTGTATTCTACCAATCACTACCCGCTGTAAGCCAAATGTATGCTCCATTTGGAGGATTTGCAGGATTAGGAGGAGTACCAGCATCTGGCCTATATGGTGGGATGTATGGTGGTGGGTATGGAGGAGGATACTTAATGATGCCAGTAGCATATGACGCTGCTGTAATCCAAGGGATAGAATTGAGTAACACAATTCGCTTATCTGCTTACACATTTAATATTGTAAACAATAAGTTAACCATATTCCCTATACCATCAGATAATGATACTAGAGATGGGTTTTTATTCTTTGAATACATTAAAGTACAAGATAGATTAACAAACGGGCTAATAACCCCGGGTGGCATTACAAATCCATCTAATGCTCCATATGGTAACCCAGTTTATAGCCAAATTAACTCTATTGGTAGACAGTGGATATTTGAATATACTTTAGCATTATGTAAAGAAATGTTAGGATATGTTAGAGGAAAATACTCTACTGTTCCTATCCCTGAACAAAATATGACTTTAAATCAAGCTGACTTACTAGCTGCTGCTACTGCTGAAAAACAGGCTTTAATAGAAAGATTAAGATTATATTTTGATGAAACTTCTAAAAAAGCATTATTAGAAAGACGCTCACAAGAAAGTGATTTTAGAAGACAAGAAATAGCAAATGTACCAATGACAATCTTTATAGGATAATGGCAATATTCGGATCAGCAAGAGACGTTTCAATGTTTAGAAAAATCAACCGTGAGTTGTTAGGAGATGTTATCACTCAACAGGTTGCTATTTACAAATATGTTTTAGACCAAACTAAAATAAATATGTATGGTGAAGCATCTGGAGGTAAATTCTTTGATGGCCCAATACTATTAAATGCCCTTATTACTGTAGGTGATAATACAAGTCCTACAAGTGAATTTGGGGTTGACTTTAATTGGAATATTAGAGTAGCATTTTTGAGAGATGATTTAGTAGATGCTAATGTTCACCCTGAAGTAGGAGATATTTTATTATACCAAGAATCATATTTTGAAATTGATAACACAAACATTAAACAATTCTTTGCAGGTAAAGACCCAGACTACCCATATGCTGCAAACCCACTAAACCCAGGCTTAGAAAACTTTGGATACAATGTTAGTGTAGTATGTGAAACCCACTATATACCAGCAGATCGTGTTAATATCATTAAACAAAGATTATAATGGCTAAGCAAAGAAAACCAATACCTAAAACTCAAAAAGAGATTAGCAAACAAACACAGGAACCATATGTTCCTCCAGTTGGTGCTCCTGGTTTTTCTCCTACTGGTAACCCTAATGATGCTAATACTGTTAACAGAGCAACTCAAACTTCGTTTAAAGATGACACTGTAAAACCATTTTCAATTGGTTTAGAAGATTTAGATTGGGCTGTAATGTACTATTTTCAAAATGTAATTAAACCATCTGTATTACAAAATGGAGAAAGATTAGAAGTACCTATTATATATGGTTCACCTGAGAAATGGGCTTCATTCCAAAAATTTGGGTATATAAGGGATTTAAATAGTAGAATAATGGCTCCACTTTTGATGTTTAAAAGAAACAACATTGAAAGAAACAGAGGATTAGCTAATAAATTAGATGCTAACCAACCTCACAATATAGCAGTTACAAATAAAAAATACAGCAAACAAAACGAATACAGTAAATTTAATTTATTAAATGGTATCAAACCAGAGCAAACACTATATGCTACTGTAGTACCTGATTATATAACGGTTACTTATGATTGTGCTGTGTTCACGTATTACAATGATCAATTAAATAAAATTATTGAGGCTGTACAATATGCTGCTGACTCATATTGGGGTGATCCTGAACGTTTTAAATTTAAAACCAATATTGACTCATTTGCCTCTACAGTTGAACTCTCTGATACAGCAGAACGAGCAGTTAGAAGTACATTTACTTTAAAAATGCATGGATATATTATCCCTGATACTATACAGAAAGACACTTCATTTGTAGGTAAATTTTCAGACAGAAACAAACTAACAGTAACCTCAGAAACTGTGGTAGATATTAATAATTTACCAACTCCCTCGTAATATTTATAACAAATAGTAAATTATGGAAAAACAAGTTTTAACCCAAGAAGAAATTCAATCTTTAAAAAATATTCAAACTAACCAATCACTTTTAATCGAACAATTAGGTATTTTAGAATATAGAATCCTAATTTTAGAAAAAGAGAAACAAAAACTAAAACAAACTCTTCAAAACCAGTTAGAAACAGAAGAGCAAATAGGTAAACAACTCCAGCAAAAATATGGTGATGGGAATATCAATTTAGAAAAAGGAGAATTTATCCCCGTTTCATGATTTTGACAAAAAATAAGATATTTATAATAAAATTAATACACATCTAAAAACATGGCAGAAACTCTAATATCACCAGGCGTATTAGCAAGAGAAAATGATACTTCATTTGTTTCTCAAGGCCCAGTAACTGCAGGAGCAGTTATTATAGGTCCAACTGTAAAAGGACCTGTAGAAATACCTACACCTGTTACTTCTTATTCTCAATACCAACAAATTTTTGGTACTACTTTCTCTAGTGGATCCGCTACTAATAGCCAAACCTACACTTATTTTACTTCTATAGCAGCATATAATTATTTTGCTAACGGAGGTACTTCGTTGCTTGTTGCTCGTGTAGTAACAGGATCGTACACCTCAGCTACAAGTAGCTTAATTGTAAGTGCTAGTGGAGCATCCTCACCAGTATTTGTTTTAGAAACAATTTCTGAAGGCACCATTATGAATAGCTCCGGATCTGAAGATTCAACTGGTGCTTTAGCTAATGGTACAGTTAACAACATTAGATGGGAGATTGTAAATAGTAGCACATCATCTGGTACATTTGATTTATTAATCCGCCAAGGTAATGATAATAACCCAAACCAAACTATATTAGAAACATGGTCTGACTTATCATTAGACCCATTCTCTTCTAATTATATTTCTAGACAAATTGGTGACCAAAAGTATACTTTAAGAACAGATAGCTCAACAGGTACTAAATACTTACAATCAAGCGGTAGTTTCCCTAACCAATCAGCTTATGTAAGAATTAAATCAGTTAACTTAACTACACCTAACTATTTCTTAAACAGTGACAACCCAAACCCAGCATATACAGGTTCATTACCAATCAATGCAAGTGGATCATTTGGAGGCGCTATTGGAAGTATAAAAGCAGGAGCTAAATTCTACGATCAAATCGGAAGTGGTGATACTCAAGGTTTGACAGCTGGGAACTACGATAACATGATTGCTTTATTAGCAAACCAAGATGACTATAAGTATAACGTAATATTAACACCTGGTCTATATAACACAGATTATTCTTCTCCTATAAGCAGCATCATTACCAACACTCAAAATCGTGGGGATGCTATTTATGTAATGGATATGGTAGCTTATGGTGCTGGAAGTGTTACAACTGTAACAAGCCAAGCCGCTAACAGAAACACCTCATATGCTGCAACATATTGGCCTTGGGTTCAAGTCCAAGACCCAGATTCAGGACAAATCGTTTGGGTACCTGCTTCAACTGTAATCGCTGGAGTATATGCTTATAATGATAGTGTTTCTGAACCATGGTTTGCACCAGCAGGTATTAGCCGAGGTGGATTAAGTACTGTAATTAGAGCTGAAAGACGTTTACCACAAGGTGATAGAGATACTTTATACAATGGAAAAGTAAACCCAATTGCTACCTTCCCTGGAGCCCCAGGAAGTGGAGTAGTAGTATATGGTCAAAAGACATTACAAACTAGAGCAAGTGCTTTAGATCGTGTAAATGTTCGTCGCTTGTTGATTGCTCTTAAGAACTACATTTCTCAAGTTGCTAATAACTTAGTATTTGAACAAAATACAGCAGCTACAAGAAATAACTTCTTAGCACAAGTAAACCCATACTTAGAATCAGTTCAACAAAGACAAGGTTTGTATGCGTTTAAGGTAATAATGGATGATAGTAATAACACACCAACAGTAATTGATCAAAATCGAATGGTAGGACAAATTTATTTACAACCTACTAAGACTGCTGAATTTATTTACTTAGATTTCAATATTACACCAACTGGAGCTACTTTCCCAGCATAATTTTTAAAGATTGAATATTTATAACAAATAAAGAGACATGGCAATATTAAATTCAAACGAAATATTCTTTACAGCCTTTGAACCAAAACAGGCTAATAGATTTATCCTGTATATGGATGGTGTACCTAGTTACATTGTAAAAGGTGTAAACGGTATCAATTTAACTCAAGGTGAAGTAACTTTAAACCACATTAACGTTCAACGTAAGGTTAAAGGTAAAACAGTTTGGGGTAATGTCCAAATGACATTATTTGACCCAATCACACCATCTGGAGCACAAGCTGTAATGGAATGGGTTCGTTTACATCACGAATCTGTAACAGGTAGAGATGGATATTCTGATTTCTATAAAAAGGATTTAGTATTAGATGTATTAGGTCCTGTTGGAGACGTAGTAAGTGAATGGATTCTTAAAGGCGCATTTGTAGTTGATGCTAACTTCGGTGATTATAACTGGGATACTGCAGATACCGCAACTAACATCACGATGACTGTAGCTGTAGACTACTGCGTATTAAATTACTAATTTCACTACTTAACAATAAAAAGAGCTCGCTTTTAGCGAGCTTTCTTTTTTTAATATTTATAATAAAATAATTTATGGGTCTAAAACAATTATTAGAACAAGGGCAAACCCAACTAAGTGTAGGAAGTTTTCCTGGGGATACTCCTATTAATGATCCCCAATCTGGGTTTGTCCAAGAAAACTCATCTAGATACACATATGAAAATGAAATCATAGGTCAACCAAATAATGGGAGCATATTGATTAATACCCTAGATGAAACTTCCCTAGACACTACCGACTCAAACCCACAAGGATTTAACCTAAACACAGATACTATAACCGTCTACCCAGCGGAGAATGTAACCGGGGTCACAGGTAGTGCTGCTCATAATTATAATCAAGTTTGGAGCTCTACGAATGCATATTATAAGTATATGAAAGAAAATTATGAAGTGCGTTAAAAACTAAATTTGTATATATTTATATAAGACATAAAGTTATAATAAATAAAAGCTATGAGTGAAAATAAATTAAAGATCCCAACAGAAACTGTTGAATTGCCATCACAAGGATTAATCTATCCTGAATCGTCTCCTTTATCAAGCGGTAAAATTGAAATGAAATACATGACCGCCCGTGAAGAAGATATCCTTACCAACTCTAATTATATACAAAAAGGTACAGTATTAGATGAGTTAATCAAATCACTCATTGTATCTGATGTAAATTATGATGAAATGTGTGTTGGTGATAAAAACGCTGTTTTAGTAGCAGCTCGTATTTTAGGATACGGTAAAGACTATAAATTTTCTTGGGGCGGTGAAGAATATGAAATTGATTTAAGTACATTAGATAATAAACCTATTGATACTAAATTATTTAAAAAAGGTATAAACGAGTTTGATTTCACACTACCAGCATCTGGTATAGATATTACATTTAAACTATTAACTAATAAAGATGAAGTTAAAATTAAAGCTGAATTAGATGGTTTAAAAAAGATTAACAAAAACTCTTCAGCTGAATTATCAACTCGTTTAAAATATATTATTACTTCTTTCAATAATAACCGTGACCAAAAAGACATTAGAGAATTTGTAGATACTATATTACTTGCTCGTGACTCCAGAGCATTAAGGGAGTATATAAAGGAGGTACAGCCAGACGTTGATCTGACCTTTTTTCCCAATCGGAGCAACGAAAAAGTCTCAATTCCAATTGGACTTAACTTTTTTTGGCCTGACATCTGATATAGCACCCGAGGCTAGAGCTAGTTTATTTACCCAAATACATGAAATTGTTTTTCATGGGCAAGGAGGTTATAATTGGGAAACGGTTTATAATATGCCCATATGGCTCCGCAGATTTACATTTAGGAAGATGCAAGAACATTATGAAAAAGTAAACCAACCAACAGATGATCTAGCAACACAGACCCAAAAAATTAAAGAAGGTAAAATAGATTTACCATCACACTTTAAAGGTAAATTAGATAATAATAAGAGAGTAGCCAAGTATTAAAACTTGGCTTTTTCTATATTTATACCATATAAAACACTATGGCTGATAATCAAGACGATATAAGAAGAAAAGCCCAAGAAACAGCATCTGTTGTAGAAGACGCACTACGTGGTATAGCAGGTCAAATTGGAGATATATTTGATAGAGCATTATCTGGGGCAGATAGAGTAACTCGCTCCACAGCTAGAGATTTACAAGCATCATTTAATAAATTTGCTCGAATCACAGATGATATTGCTTCTAATATGACTAAAATAGAGCAAGGATCTCTTACTGTTAAAAATATTCAAAGGCAAATTAACGAGAGAAAATCTCAAGAATTAGCACTAGGTATTAAACTTGTAACAAATTTAAGACAACAAGGTGTTCAAGTAGAAAATATTGAAGAGTTAATTGAAAAACAAAACGCTGGCACTCTTTCTTTAACTAGAAGACAAAAACAACTTGTTAGTGAATATCTTAAAGCTAAAGGTTATAATGAAGATTATACTAAAGAATTAGAAAAACAACAAAAACAAGTTGAAGCCCAAAACAAAAAACTAGGCATAACTGGTAATCTTGTAAAAGGCATAAGCAAAATACCAGTACTAGGTAATTTAATAGATGCTGAAGCCGCAGCATCCGCAGCCCAAGAAGAGTCAGCCAGAAAAGGATCAACTCGATTCTCAGTAATGGCTAAAACTGCTGGCTCAGTAGGTAAAAGTTTAGCTGGCTCATTAACTGATCCTTTATTTTTATTAGGTCAAGCATTTAGCATATTAACATCAATGGATAAAGCCGCTGGTGAATTAGCTAAGAGTATGAATATGACCTATAAAGAAGCTTTAGCATTTAGAGAGCAATTAGGTCAAATAGCATTACAATCAAACGATGCTGCTATTAATACTAGGGGGTTACAAGAAACTTATATGGCTATTGGTCAAGCTTTAGGTGCTAATGCTGATATAAATGAAAAAGATTTAAAAACATTTACTAAATTAAGGGAACAAGCAGGCTTTACTAATGATGAATTAGTAAGTATGCAAAAAATGTCTTTACTTACTGGCAAAAGTGTAGAAGATACTACTAAAGAATTTTTAGGTGGAGCGGCTGCAATGTCTGCTCAAAAAGGTTTAGCAATTAATGTTAAACAATTGATGAAAGAAACAGCTGGTGCTTCTAATACTATTAAATTATCGTTAGGTGGTAGTAGTAAAGCATTAGCAGAAGCCGCTGTAGCAGCTAAAGCATTAGGATCTGATTTAGGTAAAGTAGAAGCAATATCTGGTAAATTACTTAATTTTGAAGACAGCATATCAGCTGAATTAGAAGCAGAACTATTAACAGGTAAACAAATTAATTTAGAAACAGCTCGTTTAGCAGCATTAAATAATGATATGGCTACGGTGGCTGAAGAAATTAAAAACCAAATAGGTGGATCAGCTGAGTTTTCTAAAATGAATCGTATTCAACAAGAAGCATTTGCTAATGCTGTTGGTATGAGTAGAGAAGAATTAGCCAACTCTTTAACTGAACAAGAAGCATTACAAAGAGTAGGTGCTAAAACAGCTGAAGAAGCAAGAAAGAAATATGATGATTTACGCTCTAGAGGATTAACAGCTGAACAAGCTGCTTTAGAATTAGGTGATCAACAGCTAGCTAAACAATTTGAACAACAATCAGCAGCAGACCGATTTAACCAATCTATAGAAAAATTAAAAGACTTATTCTCCAACTTAATGGCAGGTCCATTTAGTGCATTATTAGAAGGATTTGCTGCCTTTGTTGGTGACGCAGATAATGTTCGTGTTATATTTGGGTTAATAGCTGGTATAATAACCGGAAAAATGGTTGCTGGTATGGTCCAAATGATAGCCAAATTAGGAATAGCATTAGGATTATCTACGGCTAAAGCAGCAGCCGAAGTAACAGCAGCTGAAGCAATGACTCTAGGAGCAGCCACAATCGGCATTATAGCAGGATTAGGAGCAACAATGGCTGCAATGTCAGCAGCTAGTGAACCCAAAACCCCTATAAAAGATGGTATGATATCCCCAGATGGAGGATTAATGGTATCAGGTGCCAAAGGTACATTCCAATTAGATAAGAATGACACTGTTATCGCAGGTACTGATTTAAATAAGAGTAGAGGTGGAGGAGGCGGATCACAACCTATTGACTATGATCGCTTAGCAGCCGCTATGTCTAGGGTTAATATTAACACTTCTGTTAAAGTAAACGATAGAGAAATAGCTAGCGCCGCTAATACTGGAAATGTAACTGGCCCCGGTAAACTCCAATAATAAACAATATTTATAATAAAAAACACTATGGGACTACTAGACAAACTCCAACAACAAGGATCTCCATTAACTTCATATAATGGCACTACTCCAAACATTAATCCATTAGCAACACCGCAATCACCACTCCAAATATATTCATTAAATGGAGTAGATTTTGGTAATGTTAATAATGCTTATCAACAATATTTAGATGGTGCTATTAATAATTTACCACAACCATCTCAATTAGATTTAAATGGAAATACTCCAACCCAATATATCAATAACCAACCTGGATAATGCCCCTAATTAATATACAAACTAACCTAAGATCCCTAGGATTTGGTCATGATAGACCAGATGGGGGCTCTAGTAACCAACCTTATATCCAAAATCCAATTGATGTAAATTTTGGAGTTGGGCAAGGTACTGTTGGAGCTAATATTTTAGGTAGTGATTTTATATTAAGAGGAGGAGTATTTGGGGCTGTATCTGCAACAGCTAATGATGTTATTAGATTATCTAAATTTTTTAACCCATTAGAAAAAGGAGCATCATTCAATGGAGCACTATTTACAGCTAAACAACTTGTTTTAGAAAGACAAAATGTAGATGTGTTAGATGGTAGAAGTAGAGTATATTTACCTACTAATACTATAGCTCAAGCAGGTGTAAACTTCCTTGGAGGACATTTAGATAGAACAGGCATAATCCCATTTAAAGCAGGTTACTATGGAGACGGAGATACAGGATATTATCCTGTTACTCTAAGAAATGACACAGAAGAATTTTCAGATGGTTCACATAATCGTTTACAATTATTATATCAAGTAAAACGACTAGGAAACGAAACTTCAGATAGTTTTGAATTAAGGCGTCAACTTAGAAATAATCCTTTAGCATCATCTGGTCTTTTTCTTTCAACTTTGGGTTTAGCTGGAATAGTAGGAACAAAATTAACAGGAGGTTCTACAACTGATCTAGCCATATCATCTGCAGCTACTATTGGAGGTTTAATAGCATTAGCTGCTAGCCCTAAAACAAAACAAGTTCCTATTAAATTAGCTGCTAATTTATATGGTATAACAGGAACAGATGATAATGTTAATTTAATATCCTATGGAGGAGGACCTGGGTCGTTTTTAGGTATAGGTAATACAAATTTAAGAATTTGGAACCCACTCAAGTTCAAAAACATTAGCCCAGATGCTCTTAAAATTGATATACCTAAAAACGATGAGCCCGAAAACGCCAATAACCATTTAATATATCTAACCCCAGATAAAGGAAGCATACCCGCCTCCGCAAATAGAAAATACGGTTCCCAAACTCATTTCCCAGCAAGAACAAGAAATAATACAACTAAAATATTAAACCCTAACTTAGCAATATCACCTGATAGTAATACCATAAATGACATAAACTCAACTGGTGATATAATAGATTTTGGTTTTTCATTAATAAACAATAACTCTCCAGGCACAGACGATACAACATTTTCATTTAGAGCATATATTGAAGAATTTAGTGACTCATTTAATGGTGAGTGGGATACATACAAATATGTAGGTAGAGGTGAAAATTTTTACAAATACAAAGGATTTACTCGTGATATGAGTATATCATTTAACGTACCTGCTTTATCAAGAGCAGATATGATTACTAATTACCAAAAAATAAATGCTCTAATATGGGCAGTAATGCCTGATTATTCTGAAAAAGGTCTAATGCGAGGGCAATTAGCTAAATTCACAATGGGTGATTATTTAAGAGATGCTTTAGTAGTTATAAGAACAATAAGTTTAACCCCAATAATGGATATGGGATTTGACCTCAACATGGACCCAACAGACACAGCTAGACTCACACCTGAAAACTCAGAATATGTAGGCCAATTACCTAAAGGTATTAGAGTACAATGTCAATTAACACCATTAACTCAAGGAATAACAGGAAAAGAACCAAATACTGCTGGAGAATTAGTAGACATGACATATTATTACACGCCACAAAGAGGAGAGCCATTTATAGGGAATGCAAACCATATCATCTTTGATAGAAATGAAATTGCTAGTGAATATGGCCGTGACCTTGGAACAAACCCTCTTACTTTTAACCCTACAGACCCAAATGGATCATCATTAATGCTAATTAACCAATAATAAATTGATATGAACCGTTACCAGCACATAGAAGTAGAAAAAAACCCTGAAACAAAGGTTAGGCAGTATAGGGATTCTAAGTACCCTACTGTTCCTACATCTGCAAACGACATATATGTTATAACAACTATTGGGGATAGATTTGATCTTTTAGCAAATCAATACTATGGTGACCAATCACTTTGGTGGATTATTTCTATTGCTAATAGTACTTTACCACAAAATTCTATATTTATTCCTATAGGTACTCAAATTAGAATACCTATTAACGTGACAGAAATAATAAGTAGTTATAACGAATTAAATTCTTAAATATGGCTAGTAGTAATATTATAGGAGCAAGTTTTGAAGATTATGTTAAAAAACAAATTAGAGTAAGACAAGAAAAACTAGGTCTAAGTCTTAAAGATCAAGAAGTTTACAATTTTACAAACAGTAATGCCCCATTTATTCGCTTAACATCTGGAGTAAATGTTGATAGCGCTGTACTAACCCAATTAGGTTTTCAAAATAACTCATCATATGAAAATAGTGGCTTAGCAAGCCAATTCAAACTCTTCTCAGCTAGAACTATAGATAATAAAAAAGAAACTTTTACCCATGGGTATGGATACAATGATGTTTCATCTTATGGCTTCTTGTCAAACTCAGATTATGGCTTAGTACCTCCTCCAGGTATTAAATCTATTGATGTTAAAGCTATGAATAGAGGATCTTTAAGAGAAGCTACTATTCAAATACAATGCCATAATCTTCAACAATTTAAAGTTATAGAAATACTATACATGCGCTTGAAATATAGTATTTTATTAGAGTGGGGTCATAGTGTATATTTTGATAATGATGGAATGTATATCTCTACATCTACACTTGACCTTTCAAATACATTCTTAACAGGAAATAATACTCAACAAGATATATTAGATTCAATTGAAAAAAATAGAAAAGAATCTGATGGTAATTATGATGCATTTTTTGGATTAGTTACCAACTTTAATTGGACACTAAGACCAGACAGTGGGTATGATATAACCGTAATTGCTCGATCTGTAGGGGATGTTATCGAATCACTAAAAATTAACACCAATTACCCTGCAATAAAAGAAATAAACCCCCCCTTAGATACAACCTCATTACTTACAGCTAATGCTAACAGAACTACTGTAAACAGAATACTAGCCTCAATACCAAGCCAAGTATACCCAGGTCGAGGATATGCACACGGGGTAGATTACAATAATGAGTATCTTAAGGCTGCTAATAAATCAACCACCGCTCAAACTCCAATCCATAATGGCAACTTAGAATGGATGGCTAGAGGACTCAAATCAGTATTTAATAGAACGGTTGATTTTAGTAAAGCCGGGGATTATTTAACTTGGAACGAGGCATGGTGTTTTGAATTTTCATCGCAATTAACTGGGGGTACAGGGGGTCGTCAACATTACATTAAATTAGGGACTTTAATGAGAATTTTAGAGTCATTTTTATTAGTATATGATACTACGAAAGGGAAAGATAAGTTTCGCCCCCCACTATTTAAAATAGACTATAACTATAACACAAATCATTGCTTTACGTTTCCTCGCCATTGCTCACTTGACCCAAAAGTATGCCTAATCCCTATAGATCAGAATGTAACTGGATCTGGTGCTCTTTCTGGATATGCATATGTAGATAAAACATATGATTTTCTAGAAGTAGATATATTTAATGCTGTTACACAACGCTTAGAACCAGGTGGCGTCCCAGCTAGTACTACTCTTTTTAATAAGACCAATTGGGGACCAGTAGTTGTAGAAACTGAAACCGTCCCCCAATCAACTAACATTGCCCCCGGATCAACAATATCAGCCTATTCTGCTCCACCAAATACCGCTGATGTTTTATCTAACTCTATTGGAGATATAGCAGTAGCCGTAGTTGGTGCTGACGATAATATAGCTAAACAAAAATTAACCGAGTTATATGAATTAAAAAATAAAGTTACATCTACCTCTGTTACTGTAGCAGAATTACAACCATATGTTGTAGAGTATAGTTGGCAACATCAAGCTTTAGGAGATAAATATTTTAATAAACGAAATGGTAGAGAAATATCTAGGAATGATTATCTAAGACTAACAGAACAAGAAAGATTAAGTGTAGAAGGTCAACGAGGATTCCGTCACAGAGTTACAACTCGTACATTCTATGATCTATCATCAAATTATAGTGCTGGGAGTGGAGGTAGCTCAAATATATATGACTTATTAAAAGATACCAAGTTTAAAACTGATGG